TCTGCATAGGGCGGCAAGTCTCGTTCTTCAAATTTAATGTCTGCCAGTGCATTGAGTGTGCGCTGACGATCTGCTACCAGACCTTCCATGGACCTGTGACGCATGCTTTCTAAATTCAAATGCTCAATTTCCATTTCAGGAACATTCAGCATGGTCAACAGCTTGCGAGCTTTGAAGCTTAGATTGCGACCCAGAATAAAACTGGCTGTGTACGAGCAGTTGAAGCAGTGATAACTCCAACCTTGTTCTGTGGTTTTCAGTCCAGCACGTTGTCGCTTGTCACTGCAACAAACTGCATTGAAGCTTACCCAACCCGAAGGCGTTTGCTTTCTTTTCGCTGGCAAATAACTGAAAATATCAAACATCTGTTACAGTATAACAGATTTATTACACTAGATCAACGGTATTGGAGATTAGTTATCCAACCATTGGTGATCAGCACTTGTGCTTGCACTGACCCTTGGTATTGAGTTGGCCAGTATCCTGAGCCGCCGTTGGTCACAACAATTGGTCCAATCTCCCCATTGCCCACCGAAATACATTCGGCGGTGGCACCTGCACCATCGCCCAAGATTTGTACTTTGGGAGGAGCAATGTAGCCTTGGCCACCATTGTTGACTGCAATACCTGTTACCACACCTTCGGGTGTGACCTGGGCAGTGGCTGTGGCACCATAACCATAGCTGTTGTTAAATGCACCACGAATCAATGGATAGTAACCCACAATGTTGAAATACACTGTTCCAGTGTGATTTAGATATGTACGACTTTCGGTAACATCATACCAAACAGATTCATAAGTTTCAGCTGATTGAAATTTAATGGTACCAGTGTATCCATCCAGGTCCATCTTGACAGTGGTTAAACTTTGTTCACTAGTAGGGATGTGACTGGAATAGAACTCAGTCAAGTTAGTGGTACTTTGTGGCTGTGGGTACAGGGCCCAGTCTGGCCAGTTGGTTGGTCCAGGAACGACCTGTTGATTCTTTCCGTAAATTGTGGGGATAGTCAATTCTCTGCTGGGTAAGAATTGTGGCAACACGCTGTCAACAATGTTACAGTCGGCTCTAGCGCCTGAGTTGGCATCAACAAATGTGGCTTCAACGTAGCTGCCTTGAGTACGTTGAATACTGTAGCTGCCTGGTTGTGCAATCAAATCAATAGTATCCATGCTGTCAAGCACAACTTTTACCCTGCCCACTGTGGGTGCCAGTACGGTCATGGCTTTTTCCACCAGGATCTGATCCCCAGTTTGATTCATCAGGCGGAACACAAATGAGCTGCCCGATATGTTGACTGGTTTTTCCTCTTGGTTGATGAATTCAAACAACAGTACATTGTCAACGCCCTTGTTTACAGTTAAAGTTTTTGCGTACACTGGGTTATACCTATAAGTGAAATGGTCACCACCGGTGTCTATCAATAATACTTTGGTTATTTGTTGGTATAAGTAAACGGTGGTGCTATACATAGTATCCTCGAACAATTATTTATGGGCAATGATATCTTTCAAAAACTAGCAACAAAGTATCCGTTTATAACGCTGTGCGTCTACGCAAATGAAGAATACGTAGGAATAGTGCAAAACAAAGACGATGCTGTGACCACAATTTATGATTTTGGTGCACTATTAACTCACGAAGACAAACTGGAGTTTTTAGAACTAGCCAGCACTTGGTGGTGGGAAAGCAATCATTCCATTCCCATCAACATTTTTATGCGCAGAGAATGGGACAAATTTCGCGACACCTTGAGAACTTTCAGCAACAAGGACTTAGAAATACTGCATGGCCCAGTTTGCAGTTTGATGGATATAAGTCGCAAAAAGACCAAACGAAAATCAATTACTTTGGTTCGTCGACTTGATTGAGCAAGTTCATGTGCAGTGATACCAGCATTGCATAACTTATTGCATGACTCTTTTTAAACACAAATCCGCGGCTGTCGTCGCCATCCCAAACACTTGCAAATACTTCTGTCCAAGGCCTGCGTTGCAAATGTGCTTTACCCGGACGAATAATTGAAATAAACGCAGCCATTCTGGGTATGCTATCTGGTTTCATTTCCTGCAACAAATCTGCATAATTGCCCACATGCACCAACTGACTGGACCAAGCTCGATCTGTCCATAGACGATTCCAAGGCACCGTAGCTGCTAGCACCTGTTGATAGTGCTCGGGGCTTTTGATCAGCTGATACACGCTCATGTTTAGCAAATCAATCTTGAAATACCCACGCTGTTCGGCTTGCTCGTAATCGATGGCAGCACATCCATGCACAATGTCACGTGGTATGTCAGTAACATAGATACCCGAGTTGTGGCGTCGAACTCGTCCGTCAACAGTCTGGCGTGCGGGCACATGCTGGATCAATTTTAACACAGCCTCTCTGTCTGGAACGTCAATGTCAATATCTGCGCTCATGCTGTATCTACCAATGCCGTCGCAATACGAACCTGTTCTTCGGCTCGGGCCACGGCTTGAAGTGCATCTGCCACTGTGGGGTGTTTGGCTGCTAGCTGTTTGATTCGTTCTTCTTCTGCCATTTTCATTCTAGCCCAGTTCAATATAGACTGAACTTCGCCCGAAAGTTCCACAGTGGGATATGTGGATGCCATCATTAACCAACCGTTGCCATCGTAGACTTCAAAGTTCTGATTTGAACCATTATACCTAACTTGTCCTATCAGCGTATTACCTGAACCGGGGTTGTTATAGAATTGCGGCCAGTAGGTATTGCTACCATTAACGTGTAATCCTGGTCCACAGTTAATGCTTTTGATCATATTACCATCCCCCTTGTTTTAAAATGTCTTTGACCCACTCTTGATCCGCAGTGTAGTCTTTAAATCTTTTTTGCCAAAAGTCCGAATCAATATAGGGCCAAATCATAGCCAACTGTTCAGAACTTATTTCAGTCAAGAATTTTTGTCCCGACTCGGAATTATAAATTACCCAAGGACTTATTCTGCCCGTTACAATAGCATGGCAAATGCCATTGTGGTTGCCGTACCGCAAACAATCATGTGGGTTGGCTGAATTCTTTTCGCCCCAGTTGATGCCAAACTCCACGGCTCTAGCCAAGGCATCTGCAATGTTTTCAACTCGCAAATAATCCAGCAGGTATTCTGTGTACAGCTGATCACTTGCCCATCGATCAATCTTTTTGTTATGCTTTAGCAGCCATTCAAGAAACTGTTTGGGATTGATAGTGTGAGTGCTCACACAGTATCGACCAAACTTTACAAATGCCTTGTAATAAGGAGACTCAGCAAAATCTTCAAATGTTTTTAGTTTGGCTGACCCTTGACTCATTTCATAAAAACGTATGTATGCTTGAAAGCCAAGTTCCACACCACGTTCACTGCGTTCTTGATGCCGCTTTTTTTGTTCACAAACATGCACAGAGAGACTGGCTTCTCTCACAAACTCCTTGTGACAATATCGGCAAGTAAATTTAATCAGCTTCTCCGTGGTCTCTAACATAGGCCTTGAGTTCTTTTTCGTTAGTGATTTTTGCCAGCAAGTCTATTTCATCATCCTTGAGATGCGGGTACAGTTCTGCCAACTTCTTTCGCATGGCACTGGCTCCTTTTTCTTTCTTCTTGGGAGCGATCCAAGTGTGTCTTGGTGTGCCTAGATCTGGACTCACTGTGGTGGCCAGCAACCACTGTAGCTTGGGATGTTTGCCCAGATCGAAGAAATGTTTATTGAGTCGTTCGTTAGTGGCTATGACATAGAACTCTTGCAGGTCCCTAGAGCCTTCAACTGAACTGCCCCAACGAATCATGAGATAGTTTGAAAACTTTTTCTTTTCCTCTGGGGTGAGGTTGTCGTAGAATGATCTGACCTTGCGGTCAAACATTCTCATTTCATTGGCAATGTTTAGTTTGTCACTCATGTGTCTTTTTTAGATTATACATTACAAACAGTTGATCCAGCAACTCTCGCATGACCGGATCTGTTTCGCACATTTGCAATACTTGATTGATTTCACTCTTGTACATTGCAAATTCGGCGCTGCCATCAGTGGTGTAGCCCACTACTCGGCGTTCAA